GTTTTACCTTGCATTGCAACATTCGCCGCAATGTTTCCAAGAAAGATGGATTTACCAACGTTTGTTTCGCCAATAAAGATGTAAAGAGCTTTACCATTTTCCAGTAAACCTCCACCAAGCTTGTTGTCCATCCATTTCCATCCTGTGGATATTTTGTTTTCGTTTTTAGATAACTCCTCAATGAAATAATCAACGTTATCCAAAAGATTAAGTCCAAGAGAAGGAGAAAGATTAATGCCAACCGCTTTTTCCATCTTCATGAGAAGATCCGAGGGGTCTAATTTTCCATCATCATTCTTTTCAGCCGCTTCCAAAAGGGCATTAAAAACTGATTTTTGTTTCAAAAATGTCTCTGTATTTTCGTAAAGCTCTTCTCTGTTGAACTTTGTGTCTTGAAAATCTTTTATTTTGAGCAATACGTTTTTGAATGACTCTTTGAGTTTCGGATCACTCAAATAACTTTTAATTTCATTAAGAGTTGGAACTTCGCTTCTCCTGTAATAAAAATCCTTAATAATTCCGACAACGGATTTGATATCCTTATCGGAAAATAGATCGTCGTTTAGATGGTCGATTACAGACGCTAGATATCCATTGTCAAAAACACAATTGTAAACAATAACTTTTTCATAAAAATCGAGATCTAGCTTTGCAGTATTTTTTTCCATTTGTTTTTAAAATATTCGTTTGATTTTTTCCAAGAGTCGTGAAATTCCCTCAGACCTGGTGAACTGTGATCGACCACAATAGGCCAAACCCCAATCTTCAACTTGTTCATGTTGCAAGTATTGGAAAAATCCATATCGTAATGATGGAACATGAGATTTTCGTCAAATCTTGTTTTCGTTTGTAGGATTTTTTTACAATTAACTGCCATAAACACGCCGTCAATAATGGCAACTCTTGCAGGAGAAGGTCCAAAAACGGTCAAAAGCATCTGATTATCAGTGCCTTCCCAGCTGTGTCCAGCAAATCCTCTCAAATTGCTACGATCTGACATCAAATGCCAAAGGTTGATATCCTTGATTTGGGGATTAATACATCCCGCAACACCAAGAACATCGAATTTCTTCATGCCTTCTTCTATTTGATATGCTAGATCCATGTTTACAAATTCCACGTCATCGTGAACGAAGATCATATAATCGCACAACTCCCCATGGGTGTCAATGCAATTGTTGTAATATTGAGGCATTCCCAGCTTGGTATTATTGTGTAATAATTTTAAATCTATTTTTTGTTCAGAATGCTTGTTAAGCTTCTGAATGCTTCTGTAAATTTTTGTTTGACAGGGATCGGGGCTTCGTGATAGACTACAGGCAATAATTTTCACAAAAATATCATACACCAAGCTATAAATAATTCAACAACTATGAAAGATAAAGATCAAGTCGCAATATTCGAATCCTACAGAGAAGACATCCTTAACAAGTTCAAACAGAGCTTGGAGGGAGATAAAAGAGAAGAATCACCAATCGAGCCTGAAATTTCTGATGAAGTTCCAGAGATTGAAGATAAGGAAGAAATCTCCGGTGAAGATCTGGAAGATAGTGATTTAGGAAATGATGTTGAAGATTCCGTTGATATTGGAGCAAAGCTCCGTGAAATTGTAAGAAACATGCCTGATGTCGTTGAGGATGTTGATGTTCTTTCCGCAATTAAGGGAGCAATTCAAAAGGTTAACAGTAAATTGGAAGAAGAAGATCAAATTAAAGACACTCCTCTTTCGATTTATGACGATCTTTTGGCTGCTGGTGTTTATTCCGAAGAAGAGATGTCTTCCGATGAATTGGAAGACAAAGAAGCAGAAGTTCTCCAAAGCATGGATGACGATGATTATTTCGATGACGATGACTTCACTGGTGAATCAGAATTCGATGTCAGTAAAAAATCCCGCAAAGAAAGAGAAGATTTCCGTTCTGGGATGAGAAGAGATGTCGAAAGATCAAAGGCTGAAGATATTCTTCGTGGTATGGGAGTCGATTTCGGAGAAAGAGGCAATCTAGAAAACGATTATTGATCGTCAGAGCAATCGAAAAAAGAAACGGGTGTAATGCCCTCTCTTGTTAATTGATATAATTCACCATCTTGTAGGGGTTCTAACCCCTTCATTGGTTTGCTGGAAAATGTATTCTCGTAAACATCCGCATATAATTCATAATTACATTTTGCAATAAAAACATTCCCATTTTCACAATTATGTATCCATGCTGCATATTTTCCTTCAACCATAGATAATGCTTCGCTGATGACTTTAGAATCTATATAATCACTTTGATCATAAACATAATCGAGCAATGCAACAATTGCATGAGTCTGTGCAATTGAATCTGACATACTTTTGTCAGAATTATCTATAATTTCATCTTTGTTTGTGACCTTTCCGCAACAAGAAACGATCCATTGAACATGGAGAGATGGGTTCATATTGTCTGGATCAAATGTCTTTGTTTTATTTTCACTTATACCCAAATAAGTGTGGTATTTTTTTCTGGGAAACTTGAATTCATCCCAAGTATGAACCTTATAAACATCATATCTATCGTCGCTCAAAAACAACATGGCATTGTTGCCATTTATCTTTCCTTGATTCAATTTCTGAAGCTCAAGGAATGTTTTCTTGTTATTTGAACCGTAGATAGTACTCATTTTCCGAATCCAACAATTCTGTCGCTTTTTTCTTCTTCTTCGTAGAACTTGTTCTTTGTGCTCATATTGTATATTTCACTCAATGACATTGGTTCTTTAATGGACTCGATTTTATTCTCATCCATCTCTAATGATTTAGCGAGTTCTTTGGATTCTTCAACTGACAATTTATCAAACTTATAGTCTACCATCGTTCTACCCTTTCTCTTCAGTGCCTTATCGATCTTCGTATCATCACAGTTGTATGTAATAATAATAGATGCCTCTAGCATATCGGATAGAATGCCATCTGAAAGGTTCAAAATTGTGGAAATGTATTCATTATCTTGTCTTTCTCTGGAAATTAGAATCTTTTCAGCGTCTTCCAAAATAAGGACACATTTCTTTTTCTTGATGAGAATTGAGAAAATGTCAGGATCAGAAATAACCTTTTCAACAAAATTGGTTGGAACAAATATGAATTCTTTGTTAACAACACTTGTTAGGTGCTTTACAAAGCTGCTTTTGCCCGTGCCTGGTTCCCCATGGAACATATACAATCCCTTGTGCTTTGTTTTAAGTTTTTCAACAGTTTCACCATATACTGAAACAAACTTCTTTCCGTAATTCATTCCAATTTCAATGTTTGGAACTTTAATATCTAATGGCACAAAATCATACTCCCCATATTGATCTTTCATCAATACAGACACAAAATTTCTCTCTTTATATTGAATCTTAAACTTGCTCAAGAAATCAAACTTTTCTTTTAAATCTGTGAGAAACTTGTAATTGGGATAATAAACCGTCACATTGATCTTTGAATTGTTTGAATTAACTTTTTTATCTTTATCTTCTTCATCTGCAACTTTGGCCGTTATGTCCTGAAAAAGATACTTACTATCATCGTCACCATAACAGTAAGTATCTTTTTCTTCTTTATCGGCCACATTCAATACAAAAATGTATTCATCGTGCCAAAAATAAAAATTAGGTTTATTTTTGATATTCACATAGTTGAAAAAGTTTTTCATTGTCATTTTCTTTTTCAATCCTTCAAGTGTCATATTGAAACCCGAATGGTAGACAAATGTGAAATGTTCAATACAATATTCCAACAAGGAAAGATCGAACGATTCAGTGAATGACATACTACACGATTCAGCGTTGCATGTTTGCTCGAAAAATCTTTTTGTGTTAAAAGAATTTTGATGCGAATCTGAACCGTGTAGTTCTAAGTTTTCAATTTTTAAGCTTTTCATTTTTACCAGTTTAGGGCATTTGAAATATTTGGGAATTGTTGTTTGAAAATATTTTGAATTTCTAAAGCAATATCTCTATGTTCTTTTTGAGTATCTTTTTTAGTACGCAATTGCAAATAGTGAATAAATGATCTAACTGTTCCATTCAAATACAATGTAGTTGAAGTGGTTAATGGTAGAATCATTCTTGCACATTCTTTTGCAATCCCCTGATCTATGAGTTTGTTGTATGCATTTTTACAAAAAGATAGTGCAGTATCGACATGTGTTTGAAGTTCAAATGACAAATCGACAACATCATCGCCTACTTGCCTGTTTGTTTTTCCTTGCATTCTAAACTCAATATCTTCAAAAGACGTCGATGTTGAATATCTTTGAGAAAATTCTTGAACCGAGAATGATTTGTGTCTAATTATCTGAGCAGCAATTGCTCTGCTTGTTTTAATTTCAACACACATGCTTGCTTGTTCAAAAATAGACCAGTGACCATGTTCGATACAATAACGAATCAACTTCGGAGAAGTTTCAACATTTAATTGATTACTAGGGTTGCTAACCCTAGCGCAATAAACAATCAACTCCTCCGCATTGTTGATACCCTCAACAAGAGGATTGGTGAGGGATATTAACTTAACAGCCATTACTAAGTTTCTTCTGATGTTATCGCTGGTTTGCTCCTTTTGTTCTTTTCTTGTTTTTGGGTTTTAATTGCTCTCTTTTGATCCTCTGAAAGAATGCCAAGAATATCTTCCCGCCATGTTCGATTGGCTTCTTTTCTGGAAAGAGTCGCTTGACCCTTTTCTGCTGTTTTTTTAAGTGCCACCCGAATTTCTTGCATTACAGGTGATTTGATGGATTTCCATGTTGCTAGGTTCATATTATTCGATTTCTTCTGTTGTTAAATTTTCGTTTTTAAATGCGAGTTCTTTTTGGAGTTTGGCATCCAAAACTGGAATCACCTTTTCCCAAACATCTGCATTGTCTCTAAAGTCCTTGTAGAATCCAAGAGTTTCTCCTTGGAATGCATAACGATGTCCTTGTTTTTCCAAAACACCATATGCTTCTGCCATTTCCAAGAGACCTGAATATTTTGCAAGACCAGTTCTAAAATTAAGATAAAGTTCGGTTTCCAAGAATGGAGTAACAAAACGATTCTTTGTTGTAACAAATCTCAAAGAAAGTCCATTTACATCTTTTGAAATAGCGGTGCTTTCTTCATTAGCATTCTTGTTATCCAGCTTGGATGCCTTTTCTTGTTTCGTGGACATTTGAAGAAGGACGCTGGACATATAGAGAGGTCCAGAGCCACCAGCTTGACTCTTAACAAGAGTTGGATACATGGCGGCAGGATTGTCATATGTGTGATTAGAAAACAATACGGGGCAATTTGCTTTTGATGCTGCATGGGTAATAGCTCGTAGCATACTCTTGAAACTCACTGCTTTACTACCCATATCAGCACTATCTTTTTGATCCTCGATTACTTTTGCTTCTCTTGCTGAAATCAAATTTCCAAGAGAATCGATAATGATCATGAATTTTCCTTGGAGCTTATTATCAACAATAGCCTTTAGAAATTTTACAATTTGATTTCTACAATCTTCGATAATTTCGGTTGGGCAATGTTTAATTTTACCAACATCGCAACCAAGCCTTTCTGCTGTTTCTTTGTCCAATGCATTTTCTGAATCAAAGTAAACCACATTAATTCCCTTCTTTTGGGCATTTGCCGCAATCTTATTAAGAATTAGAGTCTTTCCGCAACCGCTTGGGCCTGAAAATCCAGTAATTCTTCCCATTGGAACTCCCTTGTGGAGTGATCCAGATATAATTCCATTCAATGCATAAGAACCAGTGCTGATCCATTCTTTTACAGTTGAAAGTGAGTTCTCACTAAGGAATGATGCTTCTGGGTTAAGATCATCTAGAATCTTGAATGCATCTTCAATTGATCCGCTATCTACGTTGTTGTCTTCGGTTTCTTTTTTTGCTTTTGCCATATACTTTATACTATAAACAAAAATCCGCAAAAGTCAATGAACCTTTGCGGATTTTTTTATTCCATTATGTCAACTAAATTCTAAACCTCATCAAAAAGCTTGATGGTGGGTGCTTCTTTTGTTTCTTGTTTCTTTGCTACTTGAAACATATTGACGTATTGTTCAGTAAGGCGTCCCTCCAAAGCAATTTCAGAAGTAACGATCTTATCCGATGGATAATCGAACACGGAGCCTTCTTCTCGCTTTTCCAGTTGAATAAATTCCTTGAAAAATACAGGAACCAATTGAACACTAAGTTGTCCATTGCTGTTTGGAGATGCGAGAAGAATAGCGGGATTCTTCACCTTTGTTCTGGAACCATTAGATTCCAAGATTTCACCTACAACGGTATGACCAACATGGTCCATAAAGACTTTAATATTATCTTGCATAGAGTAATAATTTAAACCGATTTTAAAAAAAAGCAAGTCCTAATCTGCGAAAAATTGCATCAGATCGCACTTTGTCATTTCATTGGGTTTTTGTGCCACCCAATTTACAGTTTCAAAGAAACTTTGAACTGGTGAAAATATAACCTTATCAAACATTTTCTCATAGTCGGGTTCAAAGAGAGCGCGAAATTCTTCTGGATAATAATACTTGAATGCAATTGAATCTATTCCGTATCTATTAGGCTTCTTCAAATAAAAAACCTTTAGTTTGTCTCCACTTTGAATCTTCTCGTATTTGGATGTAAGATCAAGTCTATCTAAAAGAAGATTATAGTAGTATGCTGATTTAACATGGTTCGGCATTGATTTCACTGTCTGAAAATCCTTACATTGTGATGCGTATTTTTCGTAGTTTTTAATACCCTTATTAATTGCAATTTCTTCTAAGGGTAATTGTAAAAACGCATCGTGGGCATTTTTAACTGCATCGTTAGTTTGAGTGTTGTCCAGAGTTGTAAGAAGGATTTCTGCAATCTTTTTTACATAAGGTTTGACCTTCTTAGGCATCGTGCTTTTAACAACATCCACACCAGTATACTTGAATTCGTTACACTTGATCCCTTCACTATCCAAGATATGAAGAATATAGTGTTTTTTCTTCAAAAGCATTCCAATATCACAAATCTTTTCTCTCTTGAATAGGAATCGGCAATCTTTGGAATTAAGTTCACTATGACCCCACTTTACAATTTCTTCGTTAAGATATTTCGCAGTATCCTCGATAATATCATACATTTCCTTGGTGACTTTACTCTTTTCAGCGAAAACTATTTTATTATTCTCGATAATTTCGTCAAAAGAAATAAACAAACTGTCCGTATCAATATACCTAACAACGTCTCTCTTTACTTTTGATCCAATTTTCTTCTCCACATAGTCGGTTAGAATCTCTGAACCCCTATTAATGATTGCCTGTCCAGTGAGGGTGATAGATCTCGCTAAATCATCGTCTCCAAGAGCAAAATACTTGTTACCAAATGCACCATAGACTGAATTAAGGAAAATCTTTTGAGTCTTTTGCTCGATATCCAATAGTCTTGCTTGTTTTTCCAGTTCTTTCTTTTCAGGGCCATCTTCCATTCCTTCCATCTGTTTCTTGGTTTTTCCAAGCTTCTTTACAGCCTCTACCCTCTGTTTATAGTATTTGTCGATAATTTCGGGAAAAAGACCCTTTCTCTTCTGTGTGAATAGAACATTCGCCTTGGAAATAGCAATTTGTTCCTTTTCAACTAGTTTTTTAAATGCAGAAGGAGATAGTTTGTGCTGTGTATCATTTGCATCACGAATAACAATAAGATCGCTTGCCTTTTCTATGATTGTTCCAAGTTTTGTTTCCGGTGAAATGTTAAGAGTCACCATTGTATTTGGATATAGGGAGTTCGCATCGAAAGAAACAAGATGTTTATGTATTCCACTTTCTGGTTCTTTTACGAAAGCACCCTCGTTCTTTCCAATCTTGTCCGTATTTCTAATAAATGTTGGAATCTTAACGTCTCTTTTTCTTGCCTGAATTGCCGCCGCTCCTGTAATAACACCAAGACTCCTCAATGCGCTCTCCATTGTGGTGAGTCCTGTTACTGCAAGTGACCTGAGAAGTGGCATGTATTTCAGTGCCTCATCCAATTTAACAAGAATGTTAACGTCTTGTATGTTATAGTCCACAAATACTTCCCAGTTCTCATCTGCAAGATCGGAAAGATTACCACCACCGTAGTCAATCTTGCTTTCTCCAAGCTCAATCGATCCGATAGTATTCAACTTATAGTTTTCTCTCGGAGATAAACAGAACTTCTTATATGCATCCATGTAATCGATACAGGAAACGCCATCAATAACCCAGACCTTCTCTTCCTTACCGAATTTATTGAACTCAATTCGGCTGTAAATGTTCTGGGTTGGGGACAATCTACATGCATCGTTCTCATCACATATTTTACCGATTCTTGTGATCAGATAGGGAATATCGAAGAACTTGCTATTCCACCCTGACAATACATCCATGTGGTCTTTTTCCACAAATTCCAAGAATTTTGTAAGAAGTTGCCTTTC